CCCGCCCGCCGCCGGCGCTGGGCGCGGACGCCGCCGCGCAGGCCGCGGCGGAGCTCAGCGCCGCGGCGGCGGAGGTCACCGCGGCGCTGGACGGCATCCGGGCGCACGCGGCGGCGGTCGACGCCGCCGCCGACGCGTGCGTGGCGCGCGCGGTCCGCGTGGCGCGGCCCCGCGACGCCGCCGCCGAGCTGGGCCCGCTGGAGCACGCGGTCGCGGGCCTGTTCGAGCGGGTGCTGGCCTTCCTGGTGCAGAACGGCGCGCGCACGCGGCACGACGCCCCGTCGGCCGTCCAGCCGCTCTTCGGGGCGGTGGCGCAGGCGCTGCCGCAGCACACGCCCGCCAGCGCGTTCGTCACGTCCTCCGGGCTGGTGCTCGAGGGGCTGGACGCCTACGCGCAGCTGGCGGAGGCGATGCGCGCGCAGCCCTCGGCGCTGGGGGACCTGGCGGACGCCAAGCTGCGCCTGGTCGCGGCTGCGGTCGCGGCCGACACGGAGCGGCTGCACGACGCCGTGGGCGAGCTGGAGGCCGAGGTGGCCGGCGCCGCCGACCCGCGCGAGCTGTGCGGCGCCGTCTCGGCGCGCCTCATGGAGCGCCTCGCGGCCTCCGGCCGGCGGCTGTTCTCGCGGGCCGCGCTCCGCGACGGCCGGGCCCTGGACGCGCGCGTCCGCGCGCTCTTCGAGCACGCGCGCGCGCGCGAGGCCCGCGCGGCCGCCGAGGCCGCGGCGCTCGCGCGCGAGATCCTGGCGCTGGAGGGCACGGTGCGCGCGGCGCGCGAGCGGCTGGACGCCGTCCCGCCCGACGACCCGCGCGCGGCGCCCGCGGACGGCGCGGTGGCCGACCTGGCGGCTGAGCTCGGCGGCCCGGGCCGCGCCGCCGCGGTCGCGCGGCGCGCCGCCGCCCTGGCGGCCGAGCTGGACGCGCTCGCGGCCGAGGCGCTGCGGCAGTACTTCCTGCGCGGCGCGCAGTACAGCGCGCGCGCCATCCTGGCCGACCGCGGCGGCGGCGAGCGCTTCCGCGTGGCGGCCGCCGCGGTCGCGCCGCTGCAGCGGCTGTCGGACGCCGCGCCCGACCTGGCGGCGCGGGTGGCCCGGCTCGGCGCGGCGCCGCCGCCGCCGCCCGCGCGCCGGGGCGAGCTCCTCCGCGAGCTGCTCGCGGCGGGCGCGGCTGCGCACACCGAGGACGGCCTCGCGGCCTGGGTGGCGCTGCTGCACGAGGCGCAGGCGGAGGGCGCCGTCGCCGGGAAGGAGCTGGACGCCCTCCTGGGCGACGTGGCCGCCATCAACGGGCGCTCGGCCTCGCGGGCGTCGCTGGAGGCGAGCCTGGCCCGCTTCGACGCGATGACCGTGGCGGCCGTGCGGGCCGCGGCGGGCGCCGCCGCGGAGGCCCCGGGCGCGAGCGCCGAGGAGGCGGCGGAGGCCGCGGACGCGGCCGTGCGCGGCGCCGACGACGTCCTGCGCCAGCTGGACGCCCTGGCGACGGGCGCGGCGGCCGACCGCGAGGCGCGCGCGCGCGTGGCCGCGACCCGCGCGAAGCTGGAGGCGCAGGCGCTCGCGGCGCGGCGGCGCGCGGCCGAGCTGGGGGAGCGGCGCGCGGAGCTGTACCGGCGCCTGGACGCGCTGCTGCTGCCGCTGCCGGGCTTCGCGGGGCTGCGCGCGGCGCCCGGCGCGCTGGAGCGGCTGCGCGCGGACGCGGGCGCGCAGGACGCGGAGGGCTTCGCGCGCTTCCTGCAGGAGGCGCCGCCGCGCGCGGTCGCGGGCGTGCAGGACCGCCTGTGGCAGCTCTTCGGCCGGTACCGCGAGGCGCTGGAGAACCCGGGCGCGCTGGCGCCGGGCGCGCTGGCCGGGCTGGGCCCGGCCTTCGCGGCGGTGCTGGGCACCGCGCTGGGGCACGCGATGGGCCCCGCGGCCCGCGCGTTCTTCGAGGGCCACGCGGAGCGCGTGGCGGCGGCCGTGGCGCGCGCGGCGGCGGAGCCCGCGGCGGCGGGCGCCGCGGACGCGGCCGTGGCGGCGCTGCGCGCGGC